TTTACTTAGATGAGGCAAACTCCCTTCCTCTTGTTACTATCAGATAGTGGTGAGGTCGTTGATAGTAATGATTTCTAGTTCAGTGATATTATTGTTGAAATGTTCTTCCCATTCTTTGTATAGAGAGTAAGACTCTTCAATCATATCTTGCTCTACTAGATTAACGATTTGTTGTTGAACTTGCTCTAGGATAATAGCAAGCATTGAATCCTTTTGTGCGTTGTTCATTGTTGTGATTGAGCAGTGTTTTCGATTGTGTTAATGGCGCGATTGCCTAGGTTTGCTAACCCTTGGAATCCTACTGTTGAGAGTATAACTCCAGTGACAATACCAATCAGAAACTTAGTCATAGGTTACACGGTTCAGTGTCAGGGGTTTCGGTGATTGTTTCTTGAATTGTGATAACTGAATTGTTTGGTGTTAGGTAATCCGTTTGAATAAGATTCGGTCCGATGATACTTTGACCGACGATAGTCGAAGACAGAGCGGTAGCGAATGTGGATGCAATCAGGAGTTCAATCATTGTACGTTAAGAGGTTCAGAGTGAGAGTAAAGGTGACCAGCAAGATTACCGAAGTTTTGTTTCCTTGCTTGATATTCAGACCTGGCAAGAATGGTTTTAACTTGATTCGATCTTGAGTCTTTCCAAATGAACTTTTTGAATGTCTTTTGCATTATCAATCAGTTAAACAGTGCGTGAATCTTGTTGCGAATGCTATACACATCTTCTGCATCAAACTCATCGTCATCAAGTGCATGTCCAACGAAGTTGTAAATCATATCCCACTGCTCTTCAGTGAACAGATTGCGGTAGATTGTCTTGGAAAGGTCTTGGTTAGTCATTTGGTTTGTGTTAGTGAAGTGGTGGGGATTGTGTCCCTCATACTACTAGGACACTTTGAAGGTGAGTAACTTTAATCAGTCGCGGATTCCGCCGAGAAGATTAAACTTAGTCCAAATCTCTTTGTATGCGATACGCTTACCGTCAACCTGGAAAGTATAACGCAACTGTCCTTTTACAGTCTTGCTAACCTTACAAGTCAGGCAAATCTCACCTGTGCGAGTGCCATTCAAATCGTACTTTGCGAAGTAGTGATGACAAACTCCATCGAGGCGATAATCAACAACTCCGTTGCGTTGCTGATAGTTTTCGAGAGCAAGTTGCTCGCTGAGTTTGATGGAATCGAGAAGGTCGTTAGTGCTCATACTACTAGGACACTTTCAAGGTGAGTAACTTTAATTGTCAGTCGAGTTTGATACCATTACCAAAAGGAACTTTGCCATCCTTTGTTGATACAAACCAGTTGAAGTTCTTTTGATACACATACTCTCCATTTCCGTGCTCGGAGAGAATAGCATTCAAACGTGATTTGGTCGTGTGAGTTTGATGTCCGCCATCAAACAATTCCAACCATGTATCACCTACCATAGCAATCAGATTGCTATACAGATAGACAAAACTTACGCCTTCAATGTTAATCACTTGAGTGTTATCCTTTTTCCAGTCAATCTCTTTGGAGATTGCTTGATTCATTTGGCGTTCGATGACTCGCATGGTGGTTGTTTCAGTGGTGATACTACTAGGACACTTTGGAGGTGAGTAACTTTAATCGAGGTAGATGTCTGGTCCTTCGACATCACAAAACTCGCTCAAGTAATAATCAATACTTAAACCAAGTTCTGATGCTTCAGAATTAAATTGATGGTATTGATCATGAGTGAGAATAAAGAAATCAGTTTCAATCATGATCAGAAATGTTCCATACTGTAGTGGGTTGAGGTGTAATCAAACCAGCGCGGATTGCTTCACGTTGCTGATGCTCACGCTCCAACTGTTTGAGATAGTTTGCCATTGCAATTTGCACTGCAACATCTTTCTTTGCAGTGTCGTTGAGAATAAAGGCGTTTGAGGTGTTAATCATACTACTAGGACACTTTGGAGGTGAGTAACTTTAATTGGCATTGGATTCGCACAACTTGATGATATCATTTACGAAGAATACCTTTGTCTTAGACTCATTCATCTTCTCTTCGATTTGATTCATCATCTCTTGCCATTGTGAACGATTGTAGTTATACTTCTCTTCATCATTCACACAGTTCAGATAGAATCCAGAGAATGTCAGTACATCATACATCAGAGAGGAAATATCCTGACTCCGATAATACTCACGAGAGAGAATGTTGTATGCCTGAGCATCAGTAATATCCTCTTCGATTCTCACCAATGGTATACGCTCAAATGCAGCAAAACCGAACCGATTAAGATTCTTTTTCTCTGCAGAACTTAATTCAAACCAACCATCAGGAGTTGCACAAGATACAATCTCGTATTCCTGTTGAGTTAGGTCGATTCGGCGGCGCATGGTGAGAGTGCTTATACTACTAAGACACTTTGGAGGTGAGTAACTTTAATTCAGAACAGATTGCGTCCGAACTGACCACACAGATAGAATGCCATTCCTTTATCCTTAAGGGTCACACCTGCAAAGGTCAGAGGAACATAGCGACCGTTGGTTTTAGATGCTTTGGTGCGAATCTGCAGCAGTCCGTTAGGTCCAGTGATGGTCGTTAGTTCTTTACCAGCATCAAAAAGTGTGCGGATGCTGTTACAAATGAACTCATAATCCTCACGCAGTTCCTGATAGTGTTCGGGATGAGTTTCCTCATTCAGTACAGCACAACCCACATAATCGTTGGTACGGGTGAAACCAACGTAGAGAGTTTGCTTCAGTTTCTGTCCAACCTTACTCTCATCAAAAGACACACAATCTTCGATGATTTCAGGTAGACAATGCTTCAACTGTGTGGCAGCAATGCTTTCACCAACTGTTAAAGTCTTAAGTTCACCATCCAACATATCTTTCAGGTTGGAAGTGTTAGGAATACCCAGAGCAAGTTCTAACAGTTGCCCGCGAGCACCTTTGTTCTTTCCAGGTTTCGGAAATATACTGAAGTCGGTTACTTTCAGTTTGCCAAATGCTTGATCTGTGGTTAGGTTGGTCATGGTGAGTGTGGTGGTGACAATACTAGGACACTTTGGAGGTGAGTAACTTTAATTCACAGACCGTTGATGAAGTCTGCGAGCGCATCTTTGTATTCAGTTTCAGTAGCAAATGTGCGACCGTGAATGGTACGCGGATAGGTAACTTTCTGACGCCCAGCATCAGCAATCATTTGGCAGTCTTGCTCATCGTAACCCATTTCGATGAGGTTTTGAACGTAGGGATTGGTGTTAGTCATACTACTAGGACACTTTAGAGGTGAGTAACTTTAATTACTTGAATGTTCCGTTGACTCCAACTACTTTTGCTGTAGGATTTCGTGCTTGTGCAGTCTCACGGGCATCTTTGGGAGAGTTAGCATACACTTCCTCCCTAAAGACTTTGCCAGAAACGTAGAGTTGAACTTCGTACTTCATGATACTTTAATCAGTAAAGAGGGCAGAAAGTTCCACACCACTTGCGAACCCATTGTAGAGTTTCATCGTAAGAAGTGCGGGGTTTCGACATAGGCATCGAAACATTCTTTTCGGGATTGTATGCAATAGCGATGAACTTGTCATTCACTTGCTGAATCCACATTTGATTTACCTTACCTTCTTTCCAGTTGGTATGGTAGTGGTAAACTTCAGTCATTTGTTGAGTGCTCATACTACTAAGACACTTTAGAGGTGAGTAACTTTAATTCCTTGTTACCAGGTTCCTCTTTGGATGTGGATTTTACGAATCTCAGAGTAAATAAACTGCTTAAGTTTAGGGTCGGTAGTGTTATCAAAAGCATAATACAGACGATTCAAATACTCATCTTGTGTTGCACATTTGATTGTTTCTTTTGTGCTCATTCCAATCTCATTCAATGATGAACCTGCCTTAGATTTCGGTCGTCCAAAGTTACCTGTTACATTACCAGATGTCCTCAGTTTAGGACGAATCTTTGAGAGGTTAGAGTAAGTCATCAGATGGTGGGTTCAGTAATCCAAATAGCACGGTCAGTTCCCATAGTAAACTGATTGTCCCAGATGAAGTGAGTTGCTTGCTGATTGCTCATTTGAAACTCACTCATCAGAAAGTTGAGTGCTTCTTTGAATGTTTGGAAACGATGTGTCTTTCTCATACTACTAAGACACTTTAGAGGTGAGTAACTTTAATTCTCACCAAGATTTGGCGATGGTGAAGTTGGCATGTGAGAATGTTTCACGATCAACTACTTTGTAAGTGCCAAACTTGTTGTTGATGACGTAACCTTCGTGGAAACTTGCTTCACCATTGATGAAACACGCAATCTCATCCAGTTCGTGAATGAACAGGAACAAATCATCCTTGATAGACTTCACCAACTTCCAAATACGGATGAGGTTCTTGTCACAATCACATTTTTCTGCAATTTCATTTTCATCCACGACTCTTTGCTCACGGATGCAAGCGTTAATCTCTTTTTTGATTTGTGATGCTTTCCTATCAGACACAAACTCACACAGAGTGCTCATTTGCTTGGCAAACTTACACACATCCTCCAAATCTTCCCGATAAGGGTTCAGTTCGACTTCAGGTTGCACGAACAAACACTTTTTAGTGCTCTTGAGTTTGCTAGACAAAGGAGCAGCAGAAACCTCACGTAGGTCATCACCACCACTGTAGATTGTGTGTGGAGCAATGATAATGTCCTGAGTGATTACCTGCGGGAAAACGTAAGTAATCGTGTTGGGGCGATAAGTATCATCACCGCCAAAACCAATAAAATCACCTTGATAGATACGATTTGTGCGAGGTAGACTATCAAAGCAAGCATGAAGAATAGACGCAACTTTGCCCTCATGGTTCGCATCAATTTCTTCATGAGAATGATTGATCTTGATCTTTACTTTGTTGAAAACGGACTTGGTGCCAACAAAGAACTTTCCATTGGCAGGATTGCGTCCCCAAACAATAGCGGGAGCACCATCGATCTTGACGGAGATAGTAGAATCAGCACAAAACCAATCCAAGACAGAAAGGTTACCTGTGAGGATCTGATCTTCAGGATGTTCAAGATGTTTGTTTTGTACAGGTTGCTTGCTCATACTACTAGGACACTTTAGAGGTGAGTAACTTTAATTCAGTGGAAGTTTGCCGACGCTCTTACCCTTCTTGTGGTCGTCAATGAACTTCCTTGCTGATGCTTCGGTCCTACACACTTTGAGTTGCTCTCCGTTGCAAATAACCATCAGTTGATTACCATAGGGCACCGCTGCATAGTTACCTTTGCCGACAATAAATCCTTCTTTCATACTAGAAACCTCTTCTCATACTCCAGCAAATCTGATGGTGCTGGAATAATGTTGTCATCATATTCTACAGCATTGTCCCACCTTGCACCATTCTTTTGATACAGTTTGATTCCTAAGTGCTGGTACTTGAGATTAGTTGGAACGTAAACTTTGTAGTCGATTCCATCATTCTCAGTGAGCATACTAAGTTGCCTGTTCTCATCTTTGGTGACTGTGATTGTGGAGCAAGACAACCAAAACAGGTTCTCAAATACGTCATAGTCTGACAGGTATTTTTCGGGGTTGTCCATAATCATCCGACCAATAAATTGTGGAGACAAGCAGTGATCATGTGTGCGCTCTTTGGCATCACTTTTCGCTGCCTCACTTATCAGACCAAGGTGATTAACTTGCCCACAATCAAACACACCAATGTAGTACAAACGTGTGATGGGTCGGAAGAAATCAGGGTCGCCCCAGTTATCTACATTTGCCGCCAACGAGTTAAATGTGGTTTGGCAGTACGCTTTCCAGTTCTTGGGGTTCATTTTACGAAAAATTGTGAATTTGGTTGCAGTGGATGGGTTCTAGGTCGTTCCCAGTGAAATTGCAGAAAAATCAGGTTTTGACCCCAGTGGTGGACTGGGGTCTCAGCGAGACTCACCTGCGAATCGTGCTGATGGCAGGTTCCCCCTTCTGGAAGATGGTATCCACCACAGACTGAACTGCCTTAGCGGTGGTGATACCAACCTTGCTATAGACAGGAACACAAACCAGACCGAACGATTTGCTATACTGGCACAGGTTGCCAGGTTCGATACGTCCATCGCGCAAACCTTTGGCATCATCGTGATGCAGTCGGATGCAACGTCCGATGGTCTGGGAGATGCCAATGAAGTCCATATTGCGGAGGAAAAGAACTGCTTCCAGACCGCTGACGTTGATACCTTCTGCGAGGATGGAGTGGTGAAGAACAACAAACTTCTTGTCGTTGTCCTTGCCCCATGCACTTAGGGTGTCAAAGAATACCTCACGGTTCACTTTCTTGCCATCAATCACAGCGCCAGTCTTGGCAGTGATGTACATCCAAGAGAATCCACGATCCTCCAGTTCCTTACAGAAGTCAGTCTCAGAAACCAGCGAAACAATCTGCTTGGTTGCCTTAGCACAAATCAGAATCTTGCTGACTTCGTTGTCGTCAATGGTTTCCAACAGATTAGCAGCATCGCGGTCGAAGTTGGTCTGCTTGCCCTGTACCATCTCCAGTTGCTTGACAATCACTTTAGGGGGCACAATGAACCCACCAGCAACCAACTCAGGAGCAGGAACTTTGCAGATTACCTGACCATAAACTGCCGAATCATTCATGCCTGGTTTACCCACAGCAAGGGAATGTTTGGGGGTAGCAGTGAAGAAGTAGCAGCGACGTGCGTTAGCAGCAAAGTGCTCAGTTGCAGGGAAAAAGTGACGCTGAACGCTGTTATGTGCCTCATCAAAGTAGATGGTATCCACATCAATCTCTGCAACCTGAAGGCGCGACAGAGAATTGTAGGTGGTTACAATCAGGCGATGATTGTTGGCATTTGCTTCAACCCACTTGCAAATCTCATAAGGGCGAGTAGAAGATTCGTGGTGAGTTTCGCCACTGTGAACGTGGAAAACCTTAGCGTTGGTGATGAACTCCAGAAACTCAGCAGAGAGTTGCTCAGCAAGCAAGATGCGGGGAGCAACAACAACAATGGTCTGTGGAGTTTCAGACTGCAACTCGCGCAGAGCATCATAGATCATCTTCAGAGTCTTGCCGCCACCAGTAGGAACAATGATTTGACCTTTAGCGTGCTTTTGCATAGCAGCAACACCGCGTTCCTGGTGAGGGCGAAGTTGAATGTTCATAATGTTGTTGCTCATACTACTAGGACACTTTGGAGGTGAGTAACTTTAATTGCTCGTCTCTTTGTATCGCTCAAGGTCTTCAATCACACTCTTCATTGTAGCACGACTGTACCCATTTGCATAGTAAGGAGACTTCTCTGTCTCATCAGAATCATAATCAACTGCGTCACATACATTGTATCCAGTTTGGAGATTCTTGAGGATGCGATTGAACACATAATCAGGGATTTGAACGTAATTCATGGTTCTCAGTGGTTTGGTATCTAAAGACAAAAATAGCACGCTCAGAGGTCAATCTAAGCGTGCTGGTGGGTAGTTAATCAACCGCCGAACATTTCATCAAACAAGTCATTCATTTCACTCATTTCATTTTGGCGATCAATCATGTTTCTCATTTGAATAAGATGGTTTTGTTCCATCTTAAGTTTCATAAGTTGGTCGCCAAGATGATGAAGTTTGTTGTTGATTTCCACTCGGTCCAAACCATCAACAGTGGTAACCATGTGTTCCATACCGCTAATGATTTGGGGTTTTTCGGAAACTTTCATTATGAAGGTGCAGTGCTTATACTACTAAGACACTTTAGAGGTGAGTAACTTTAATTAGACTCAACTTGCTGCCGCTGCTGCTTTTGCTTTTGCTCTCATCTTAACAGCAACAGCATTGCTCCACTTTCCACCACCTTCTTCATATTCTTTGCGCATTTGAGCAAGAATCTCAGTGGCACTTTTCTTAGTCTTTTGTGCTGCTGCTGTTTTCTCTGCGTTTCTTGCTTTATCTCTTTCTTGTCTGGTCATTGCACCACCAGTTTCAGTTTTCCACTGTCTACGTGGTTTTGCTGCTGGTTTAGGTGTAGAAGGTTTTGCTTGAGTGAGTGCTTGAGATGCAGTCTCTGGTTGTTTCTTACCTGCTTCTCTTGCTTTACGCTCAAGAAATGCCTTACGCTGTATTTCTTTCGCAGACATTGCAGCACTACCTTGAGTACCAGCAGTTCCAGGTTTCAGTTCAACTGTACCCTTACCTCTTCCAGGTGCAGGACCAGAAGAACCTCTCTGCTGTCCTACATCTTTGCGGGTTTTGTATGGTCCTACAGGTTCTGTTTTACCACCACCAACTGCCTTGGTTCTTCTAATCTCAACAGCACTCTTTTTGCGTTTTTGTCCTACTCTGCCACCAGCACCTGTGCGAATGATAGATGCACCACCACCCCATCCAAGTTCTTTAGCAGTATCAGCATCAGATGCTTCAGCAAGAATCATAAACTCAGCAAATGTTCTCATCTTCCTAACTATAGACCCTTTCAGGTATTTAGTCAATAGAAAAGGTCCAGTTTCTCAACTGGACCCTGCTTTTTGTTAGTTATCTTCTTTTAGTTTATCTTGTGCAGATTTACTAATCTTACATACACGATCCGTTTCATAGAACCATTTTACTCGTTCTCGACGTGCTTGTAAAAGAATGTCGTATTGTTCTTGTTGAGCAGGAGTAAACTTAAAGTCCTGACGACGATAAGTTTCTTTGAGTTCGTTCAGGTGAGAGAGCACGTTTACAGTTTCAGTCATAATCAATAATCGAAGTTGCCGTTGAGATAATCTTTCATATTAAAGTTGTTTTCCTCTTCAATGAGGTCGGTTAAGTCTTGTTCGATGAAATCAAATCCTGAGGTTTCTTCAATCTGAATGTCATCAAAGCAGTCCATAAAATCGTTCATGCTTACAATACTAGGACACTTCGGAGGTGAGTAACTTTAATTCAACGACTCATAATTGCTTTCATCTCTGCTCTCTTCTGTGCTTGTTGTGCTCTTGCTTCAGCACCAATTTCTTGTTGTACGTGTCTAGCGTGAACAGACTTTTGTATTGCCTGACGCTTTGCAATTTGTTGATTAAAATAAGTAGGTTTGGTTGTGGGAACTTGCTCTGTTTGTAGTTCCTTTCTTAACTCTTTCTTGATTTGTTCACGCTCTCTTTGCTTTTCAATTCTCTCTTGTTGTGCTTCGCGATAGTCTGATACTTTTTGCTTCTGTGATTGCATTTGATCAAGTCTTCTTTGCTGAAGTTCTTGTCTTCTTGCTTGAATATCTTCTAAGATTTTCGCTACTTTTTTAGCGTGTTTTTTTACTTTAGTTCCACCGCTTCTGTTTAATACTTGCTTCGCAATTTCTTTAGTTGTTGCTTTGCCCTTTGGTCCATCATAAGATTGGAGAGTGTAAGTTAGAGTGCCACTCGAATCTCTATTAACAGTTCCAGGAACTGCATGTGGTGGGGTGTCAGGTTTCTTACCCTCACAGATTTCATAGAACTCTCTAAATGTTAACATCTTTTCTTATGTTTTTGAATATTTATTCAAACTCGAATGGTCTATTGATACCCCTTCTCGGTGGAGGTTGATATTCTGGAATTGCCTCACCTTCAATTACAACTACAGTTCGTTGATTCTTATCTGTTGGGTAGTGATGAGTTCTTAGTACACCATAAACAATAAAACAGTTAGTGATAAGAATGGATAAAAACATCATAAGGCGAATGAGTGCTACTCTATCCGCCTCTTTATCACATTTACTTGCCTTTTCACCCAGGGACTTCGCTAGCAATCGCCAAGCAGTTTTCTGTTTCTTCATAGATTGATTGACGAGACTTGATGTACTGTAGTTCTTTCCACTGACTATTATAACAAATCACAAGTAATCTTTCGTTTCTGTGAATGGGACAACATTCAAAGTTTACTTCATCTTTTGGGCGAACAACATACTCAATGGTAATGTATTCTCTGTCTTTGAAATAAACCCATCCTTCAACACCTTTCGTCCACACAACGTAGTCATTAACCTGTGGTTCGTAAGTCATACAAATGCTGCTTCTAGGGGTGTTAGTTTCAGCGGCATTGCGGTATAGTTCCGCGTGTCCGTGATATTTACACGAGCACCGACTGTCTTACTATTGATGGGGGCGAAGTATTCTCCAGATTTGGTGTTGTAGAAGGAATGAATAGTTCTTGTAGGAGCACCGCCATTATAGACAAACTTGCGAGTGTTACATAACCAAATACTGATAAAGTTACGTTTGAACTCTTCTGGTTCATAATAATACCCATCGGGAGGAGAATGAATGAAAGAACTTGGGAGTTCAACAGTCATAAAATCTATCTTTAGAGATGTACTTGATTTGCTCTTGAAGTCTTAGGATTTCATGTTGCTGTTCAGTAATCTTCTCTTGAAGTTGACTGATACGATCCTGGTATTGTTTTTTCAAATCAAACTCCAGGCGATTCATTGAAGTGTTAATCATCAGGTTGTGAAGGATTCAACTACAGTAGATTCTACATTCTCAGCAAGAGCATATGTTCTTGAATTGAGAATGTTTTCACGAAGAGTTGTATAATGCTGCTCGTAGAAGTTTCCATTATCTTCAGCAGAAATCAAATCAAAACATTCATCATCGTCTTCTGCAATTACATTCCAAAGACCGCCATATTCACTGGAGGGAAAAGGAATGTAGTGATCAACGATGTAGAGAAACTTTTGTGACATTTGCTTTTGTAAATTACTCCTTTAGTTTAATGTGAAAAGTGTTGGAAGTCAAGTGGGATTACAAAATAAACTCATAGATGATGTAGTCACTTGTAACCTCATGTTCTTCAGCAAGTTGTTCCACAAAATCCCAGAACGCTTGCTCTGCTTCCATCAAATCTTCTTCAGTCATTCAGATTCTCCTTTCAAAAATAAATACCAGTACAAATTTCTAACTTAGAATGGAACTTACAGGTCACGAAAAACCATTAGAACAATATTCTAAGTTGGAGTTAATTCAGATTGCTAAACGATACACAGTTTATTATAGGACTGAGGGTGGAAAAGGTTCAATTTCGGACTATGATAGTTTGACAAAAGAACAACTAATTCGCTACATCTCCACCGACAATGATTATATTCGTAGCAAGTCAAATTCAAGGATTGATCTCCTCAAGGTAAGAATAAAAGGATTAGTTGACCCAGAAGATATTATGACAGAAATTGTTGATATTTTCAAGGATTTAGAAATTGTACCTGATGTGGGAATGTACTGCACATTCATCTACAATGCTAAAACTGTAAGAAACAGGTCTAGAGAAAGTGTAGTTCCATCAACCAATAAAATCTACTACGATCAACATCCTTTAGTGAAAGTGGTAAATGTTCAAAGGTGGGGGTTTACTGCATTTAATTATCATTGGGTTGGTAGTGGTGAAGAGATTCACAACTATACCTGGGATGAGGTAGCAGGACAATTACATGTAATCAAAGAGAATGAAATGCCCTTTATGAGAACCGTTGACTATGCAAAGTTAAAGAGATATCAAACTATTTGATTACCGAATCTCACTGCTTGGTGGTTTCTTTAGGTTTTCCATTGCTTGTTGTCGATAGTATGCTTTATAAAGAGCATCATCGCGTTGGATTAGAAAGACATTCCACCCAATCATAGCAGCGAAACCTAATGCAAAAGTGATGATGTACTTGCGATTCATACTGCCAGTGCTCCAGAGGGGATTTCAACAACTTTGGGGAGTTCATTACCCAGTGGATTCATTTCATAACAAACCCATTCGCCATTGCGGAAAAGATAGTGATACTCTTCAGCATTTACGGCAAGAAGATAATCACACAGGTCAGCATCAAGGCGAGGAGGGCAATCTTCACCACGCTGAGAATAATACAACGGACCTTGCTCTACAGTTTGATTATTCCAACCACAGTTAGTCCAAGGAGAACTCATATCTCCACCATCAATCAGTTCAGCAGCAAGTTCTTTGCTGTTGTAATGAGTGCGAAGAATGCGACCCATCCACTCAGGATAACCATCATAGTGTGCATATGCAGAGAGAATCGAACCATCAGGAAGTTCGAGACCGATGCGAGAGCGGGTTGCCATTGTGTTGTGTGCTTACATTACTAGGACACTTTGGAGGTGAGTAACTTTAATAGACTGCAATTAACTCACTCGCTTTCTTCCTACTCCCACCTTTTGCTGCAATAGTTCTAGTTACTTGAATTGGATAGAGTGTAGCATTTTTATAGAGTTCTCTTGTGATAGGTACATCATGATTCGATACAATCACTCGAATACCTTTTGCAGCAAGAGATTCTGCAAGTTGTGCCAATTCAATCTGCTGGTCATGAGTGAAACCATCAGTTGCATAACTTGTAAAACTTGCAGTATCTGAAGCAGGAACATATGGTGGATCAAAGTAAACCACATCTCCCTCTTCTAAGTCTTCATAAAGAGATGGATCTTCAAAAGAAAGTGATGTAAACCTTACCAGTTGTTTGGTGAGGAAGTACATCCTAAAGTTCATCATCTCTTCAGATGGGCACATTGGTTTATCATACTTACCGAAAGGAACATTAAACATTCCTTTACTATTATATCGTGATAATCCATTAAAGCAATGGCGATTTAAGTATATAAACAGTCTTGCCCTTTCTGTAGAATCAGTTGCTTGATTAAAGTGTTGTCTTAAATCAAGATATGCTTCCTTTGTGTTATTCTCTGGAGTGAATAGTTCCTCACAATACTGAATGAAGTTTGCATCATTCGGATTCACTAGATTCTGATAGATTGATACCAAATCCTTATTCACATCATTGAGAATATACTGTTCTGCAGGAGTATTCAATGCTACAGCAAGACTGCCACCAAAGGGTTCACAATAACGCTTTGGATAACCAATATGTGGAATAAGATGGGGCAGCACCCTTGTTTTATTTCCTGCCCACTTCAGAAAAGTTTTGTTCATGAAGATATTTTATAATAAAAAAAGAGGGTTGTCAACCCTCTACAAATCAACCACCCTTTTCCCTAAGACTGCGAACAAGATACTCAGTAAATGCTTCCATCTTCTCTGGGATTACTGCAGAAGGTTGTTGATTGATTGCTTTCTTCAATGCAGTCATCTCAATGAACTCTTCATCAGTGAGTTTTGTTTGTCCCTTTGAAGGCAGAGTCATACTGTTGCTCCCGTGTTTATGCGCATATCATAACATTATTTAAGGGAGATATGCCGTTTCTTAATGTTGTCTTTATGTTAGTGTTACAGAGTGTTAAGGTTACATATCACCAAAGAATGAACCAAACATTCCAGCATCACCAGGTTTGCGATTCTCCAGTTTATCCATAATATCTTGAGTTTTCTCTAGGTTATCTAATGCAAATAGAACGTCTGCTATATGTTTAGAGACGAATGATTGCTCGTTTACAGCAGAAATCTTAAGAGCATTGCGGAGGTGACTCTTTGCCTCTAGAAGTTCTTCGGTCAGTTTTTCGGAGAATGCCATAATTTTTATGTTACTTGTAGTATTTTATCAGGTTATCAAATATTTTCTACTTCGGATTTCACTACCTTCTTGACAGTGAAAGAACCATTGGTGTTAGACACGAACTCTACAGTATCGCCTTCTACCCAACCAACACGTTCCAGAAGATCATCAGGAAGAGTAACAACACAATCTCCGGTTAATCCATCAACTTCAACAGGGAGAACCCACTTTCTAACCTTATCTTTTCCCCACACATCACCATCCTCACTTACATAAGGTGGGGTAATTTTATCATCACTCCAGAAATCATTCCAAGATGTCATACACTCAGGTGATGTATCATTAGCATCACATGAAGTAAAAG